AGGTGAAGAAGAAGCTGAGGTTGAAGAAGAGGATCTTGAAGAGGCTCAATACTACACAGTGAAAGCTGCTGGTGAAGAGAAACAAGTAACCCTCGATGAATTAATGCAAGGCTATCAACTTGGAGCTGATTACACGAAAAAGACTCAAGAAGTTGCAGAACAACGTAAGGCTGTTGAAGCTGAACGTCAAGCAGTGGAAGAGGCTAAACACGTTAGGGATACATATGCTCAACGCTTGCAGGCTATTGAACAATTCTTAACCTCTGGTGAAGATAGTCCAGAAGACCTAGCAGCAATGAAGGAAAACGACCCAATAGGATATGCAGTCAAAGTAGCAGAAATGACTGAGAAAAAAGAACAATTGGTCCAAGTTCGTGCAGAACAGCAACGCCTTGCTAAACAGCAACAAGCCGAGCAACAGCAGACAATGGCTCAAATGGTTCAACAGGAAGCGACTAAACTTTCACAAGTCCTACCAGAGTTTTCAGACCCAACCAAAGGCGAACAACTCAGAAACGAGATTCGTAACTACGGTAAAAGTGTAGGTTTTTCAGATGCTGAATTATCACAAGTTTATGATTCACGTCATGTACTAATGCTACACAAAGCGATGCAATACGATAAACTTCAAAAGTCAAAACCTAATGTTAAGAAAAAGGTTGCCGAAGCTCCTAAGATGGTGAAGTCAGGAACTAAGGTTAAAGAAGGTAATCGTGATGTTCGCAAACGACAAATGAACAAGCTGAAGCAAACTGGTCGAGTGGCCGATGCAGCAGCTCTTTTTGAAAACTTTATTTAATAAGGAAGTGAATAATCATGGCAACATATAAACAATATGACGTAATCGGTGATCGTGAAGATCTAACTGATGTCATTTATAACATCTCTCCAACAGACACACCATTTATGTCTTCTGTTGGTAAAACTAAGGCAACAGCCGTTCTTCATGAATGGCAAACCGATAGTCTCGCAGCAGCTGATGGTACTAACGCAGCAGTTGAGGGCGCAGATGCTTCTTCTGCAACACTATCTCCAACAACTCGTGTTGGTAACAGAACTCAAATCTCACAAAAAACTATCCAAATCTCTGGCACATTAGAGTCAGTTGATAAGGCTGGTCGTAAGTCTGAAAAAGCATATCAGTTATCTAAGGCTTCTTCAGAACTTAAACGAGATATGGAAAAAATCCTTTTATCTAACCAAGTTGCTGCAGCTGGTAACTCTTCTACAGCTAGAACACTTGGTGGTTTACAAGCATGGATTAACACTAACGTATCTTTAGGTACATCTGGTGTTGCTGGTTCTTTAGGTACTACTGCTAAAGTAGACGGTACTAACCGTGCATTTGCTGAAGATCAAGTTAAAGAAGTTGTTCGTGAAGCATACACAAACGGTGGTAACCCATCAGTTGTTATGGTATCTCCAGCTAAGAAACAAGAGTTCTCTGCTTTCTCAGGTATCGCTCAACAACGCTACAATGCTGACGGCAACAAGCCATCTACAATCGTAGGTGCTGCTGACATTTACTTATCAGACTTTGGTACATTATCTGTTGTTCCTAACAGATTCATGACAGCTGAAGCTGACTCAGGTGAAGTAGCATTCGTTCTTGATCCAGAGTACGCAGCTATTGCATACTTACGCCCATTCCAAACAAACGAATTGGCAAAAGCTGGTGACAGCGAAAAAACTCAACTTTTAGTTGAATACACATTAGAAGTTAAAAACGAAGCTGCACACGGCTTAGTTGGTGACTTAACATAAGTGTAATAGGCCTCTTCGGAGGCCTTTACCTTTATAGGTGAACTATGGCAAAGATACTAAATAAAGACGAATTTAAGACACAGGTTGCACACAATACAGACGAGGGTGGAATCGTCATTGCAACAGAACAAGATGTTACAGACATCATTGAACAGAATAAAAAAGAATACAACGCAACAAATGGCCGTTGGAAAGAAGATGTATTATCAAATAAAATTGCATCTATCCCAATGACTGTAATCGATACATTAAACAAAAAAGGAATCATGAAGGGTTTCGATGTAGTAGATCAAAAGAAATTCAGAGCATGGTTAAACGATCCAGACAACAGATTTTTTAGGACAAGACAAGGCAGAGTATAATGGCATTTACTAGCTATTCAACATTAAAGACAACGATTGCAGATTATCTTGCTCGTACAGATTTAGATACCAAGATACCTGACTTTATTCGTCTTGCAGAAGAAAGATTAAGAAGAGACTTACGCATTAGACAAATGTTAAAAGTGGCCACCGCTACAACAACAGCTGATGACTCTACAGTGTCTTTACCATCAGACTTTCTTGCAATGAAAGATTTACATATTGATGGCAACCCTGTAAGAGTATTACAGTTTCAAAACACATCTAACTTTTTTAGGAACTCCAGATCATCAGATAAAGGCGTTCCTACAATGTATACATTACTTGGTAGTGAGTTTCAATTTGCTCCTTATCCTGATAGTGAGTACACATTAAGAATGGTGTATTACTATAAACCTGATTTCTTATCAGATAGTAACGCATCAAACTTATTTTTAGCTAACTGCCCAGACTTACTTTTATATGGTGCATTAGCAGAAGCAGAACCTTATCTAATGAATGATGAACGAGTAAATACTTGGGCATCTTTGTATGATCGAGGCCTAGCATCATTAAGAGCAAGCGATGATGATAGCGAATATCCATCTTCTCCAATGTCTATAACACTTTCAACGAGGTAAATCATGGCAGAATTTAGTAATTATTTAGAGAACGCACTTATCGATGCAGTTCTCCGTAACACAACATATACATCACCAGCAACAGTGTATGTATCTTTATATACATCTGACCCAACAGATGCTGATTCAGGTACAGAAGTATCAGGTGGTTCATATGCTAGAACAGCAGTAACAATGGGTGCTCCATCTAATGGTGTAACAACTAACAGTGCTGATGTAACTTTCCCTACTTGTACAGCTTCATGGGGAACAGTAACACACATTGGTATTCACGATGCTTCTACAAGTGGTAACTTATTATTCCACACACCTTTAGATACATCTAAAACTATTGACTCTGGTGACATCTTTAAAATTACATCAGGCAACTTATCAGTTACATTAGCGTAAGGATAACGCATGGCACTCGTTGTTAAAGATAGAGTTCAAGAAACTACTACGACTACTGGCACAGGCACAGTTACACTTGCAGGTGCAGTCACAGGTTTCCAAGACTTCTCTGTAATTGGTGATGGTAATACTTGTTACTATGCTATTACATCTACGAATGACTGGGAAGTAGGTCTAGGAACTTATACAGCATCAGGCACAACTTTATCTAGAGATACTATATTAGAATCTAGCAATAGTGGTAGTGCTATTACCTTATCAGGAACAAGTAATGTATTCGTAACATATCCTGCTGAAAAATCAGGACACAAAGATGCAACTAATACAATATATTCTGAACAAGTCGGTGCTAGTAACGGCATATTTGTAAACAGCACAACAGTCTCTGCTAACTTTACTGTACCTGATGACTATCATGCGTTATCTGTTGGACCAGTCACTGTGAATGGTGGAGTGAGTGTTACAGTACCAGCTGGTTCTAATTGGAAGGTCGTATAATGGCAACAATATTTAACGCAAATACTACAGAAGGTTTAGTAATCACACCAGACACAAGTGGTGAAATAGAGTTTCAACAAAACGGCACTAAAACGATTAAGTTTGGTGCTGATGGTTTAGAATTGCCACAATGGACAACTGCTACAAGACCATCTGGTGCATCACAAGGATACATGGGATTTAACACTACAACAGGTTATCCTGAATGGTATGATTCTGCAAGTGCTAGTTGGATTCGTTTTTATAACGAGCGTACAATTTCTGCACAATATTTAATAGAAGCAGGTGGAGCAGGAGGAGGAACGCAATCAGGCGGAGGTGGTGGTGCAGGTGGTTTACTAACTGGAACAACATCACTTACAGAAGGTCAGGTATATACAGTCACAGTAGGATCAGGTGGAGCAGGCACTCCTGCTGGAGGAAATGGAAATAGACCATTAGGGTCTAGTGGTAGCAACAGTGTATTTAATTCTTTAACTGCTTTAGGCGGAGGTGGTGGTGGAACTTATAATGGCAGAGCAGGTGCATCAGGAGGTTGTGGTGGCGGTGGTGCTGTCAATAATGGTGTAGGTGGTTCAGGAACTTCAGGACAAGGATACGGAGGTGGTACTGCTGGAGCAGATAATCAAACTGATTCAGATGTTGGTGGTGGCGGTGGTGGAACTGCTCAAGTAGGTCAAAGCACTCCAACAGGTAACGGAGGAGCAGGAACAGCATCAACCATTACTGGTTCTACTGTTTACTATGGCGGTGGAGGTGGTGGAGCATCCCATTCAGCACCAAATGCAGGAGTAGGTGGAGTAGGTGGTGGTGGAGATGGTGCTACTACAAACAATTTTGGTGACCACGCAACTGCTAACACTGGAGGTGGCGGTGGATCAGGTTCTGAATATAATGATAATGGTGGTAATGGTGGTTCAGGGATAGTAATACTTCGTTTGCTTACAGCACAGTATACAGGCACTACAACAGGATCACCAACAGTAACCACAGATGGTGATTATACAGTTATTAAATTTACTTCATCAGGAAGTTATACAGGATAAGTTATGGCACATTACGCAAAAGTAACAGACGGCATCGTAACTAAAGTCATAGTTGCAGAAGCAGATTTTTTTGATACATTTATTGATGATTCAGCAGGTGAATGGATACAAACATCTTACAACACACATGGTGGTGAACATAGATTAGGTGGAACACCATTAAGAAAAAACTTTGCAGGTGTTGGTTACACTTACGATAGAAACAAAGATGCGTTTATCCCTCCACAACCATATACATCATGGACACTAAATGAAACAACTTGCCTATGGGAAGCACCAGTTGCGTATCCTGATGATGGTAAACAATATATCTGGAATGAATCTATTACGAATTGGACAGAGGTAGTTTAATGGCAAGTATAAAACTAAAAGGCGATACATCTGGTGAAATAACCATATCAGCACCTGCCGTTGCAGGAACTAATACATTAACTATTCCTGCTTCATCAGGAAATATACTGACAGACGGACAAGCGCTACCTGCAATTGATGGTTCTGCATTAACAGGAATTTCATCTTATGCTGATAGTGATGCTTTATCATTATTAAATGCAAGTGGTTCTGCTCCTGTATTTGCTGCTCGTGCATGGGCATCATTTAATGGAGGAACATCACCTGCAGCAGGAACTATTCAAGGTTCAGGTAATGTATCATCAGTAACTGACAATGCAACTGGTCAAGCAACAATTAATTTTACTACTAATATGCCAAATGCTAATTATGCTGTAGTAGGTATGTGTACAGGATATTCAAACTACAACAGTACATTGATGGTAATGGGTAGTGCTAACGGAAGTGGCAACCAATTACCTACAACAAAAACAACATCAGCAATTAGAGTTCATTTTGGACACAGTAACACTGTTGTAAATGTCGATGTCGGTCTCTTAACAATCGCAATTATAGGATAAAAAATTATGAGCGTAACAATTAACGGCATAGGTTTTGTAGAAAACTCTACTACAATAGATCAAGATTACACTCTAGCAGATAATCGTAATGCAATGACGGCAGGCGATATAGAAATTTCAGACGGCATTACTATCACCATCGGTGATGGTTCAACTTGGAGTGTTGTGTAATGGTAACTAAAGTATATGGTGATACTGGTGTTGATAAGATAGTAGATGGTTCTGTTACTGGTTCTGATTTAGAAAGTGGTATATCATTTGATGCTTCTAACTTAACTAATGTTCCAAGTGCAAGTAAAGCATATTTTAGTTGTTATCAAACAACAGCAGTTGTTACTTTAGGAACAGGTTATACCAAGATGAATCTTGACACATTAAGAAAAAACAGTGGTGATTTTACTTTTGATACTGGCAACAGTCGAGTAACAGTAAATAAAACTGGAACATTTATGGTTGCCTATAGCATATCAACAGACTGCACATCAGGCAGTGCAAGAACAGAATCACAAGCAGTCTTATATGAAAATGGTGTTGAAATAGATGGCACATTTGTAGGTATGTATAACAGAATTGTAGATAGAGGTTTAGCAAATGGTGCTATGACTATGGTTATGGATATTACCAGTGGTGATTACTTTGAAATATTCGCACTAAAAACTGGAACAGATACAGTTCAGCAAACACAACATGGAACTAATTTAACATTTATAGAG